ACGAGTCAGCTATCACTATCTGTAAGATCTTAGACAATGGTGATTGGTGGGTTAAGGACATTATTCACGGTAGGTGGGACATCCGAGAGACTGCCTCTAAGATTCTCCTTGCTATCAGGGAGCATAGACCTATAGCTGTAGGTATTGAACGTGGAGCCTTGAAGAATGCAGTGATGCATTACTTGGAGGACTTGATGCGTAAGAATAACGTCTACGCTCACATCCAAGACTTGACTCACGGTAACAAGAAGAAGGTAGATAGGGTTGTCTGGGCTTTACAGGGTAGGTTTGAGCATGGACGTATCAAGCTCAACAGTGAACATAAGTGGAAAGAGTTCCAAGACCAGTACTTGTTATTTCCAACAACAGGCGTTCACGACGATTTAATAGACAGCTTGGCCTATGTTGACCAATTAAGTGTTACCTCTTATAATGCAGACTACGAAGAGGACTCATGGGAGGCCTACGATGACATTGCAGGATACTAAATGAAGTGTGGCGGATGTAAAGTAGATAAACAAAGTAGTGACTTTTATAAAGACTCTACAAAGCCTTCTGGCTTGACAAGCTACTGTAAACCGTGCAGTAAAGCTAAACGGTCTTTTACTTACCTTATTAACAAAGATAAGGAAAAAGAACAGATGAAGACATATCATAGCAAAAACAAGCATAAAGCTAAGGATAAGTACCTTCAAGTTTCTTATGGCATTACTTTAGAAGATTTTCAATCTTTATCTGAAGAACAAAATCACAGTTGCTGGATATGTAATACAGAAGTTTCCAAACTTAAGAGAGGTCTTTTTGTAGACCATTGCCACACTACAGGTAAAGTCAGAGGGCTGCTGTGTCATCCTTGTAATACTTTGCTGGGTATGGCTAAAGATAATGTAGATATTTTAAATAAAGCTATTCAGTATTTACAGAAAGCTTGACATTTAGTTCTAAGTGTGCTAGTATCCTACAATTAAACATTAAACAATAAGTTATATATTATGACTGTTAAACGAGGTAAAGAAGAGTTTGCAGGGTTTAATAAGCCTAAGAGAACTCCTAATCATCCTACTAAGAGCCACGCTGTATTGGCTAAAGATGGGGATGAGATCAAGCTTATTCGCTTTGGTCAGCAAGGTGTTTCAGGTTCTCCTGATGGCTCAGCTCGTAATGAATCGTTTAAAGCACGTCACGCTAAGAATATTGCCAAAGGCCGTATGAGTGCAGCTTATTGGGCCAACAAGGTTAAATGGTAAGGAAACAAATGGCTAATAAAGAACAGTTTGATAACGTAGAGAACATGGATGCTCAGTGGGAAGAACCTACAGAGTCCGACAAAGAGCTAGTAGAGTTCGTTGTTGAGCACTGTGATCGCTGGCGTGATTACCGTGATACTAACTTCCTAGATGACTGGTTGGAGTTTGAGCGTATCTTCCGTGGTCAGTGGGCTGCTGAGGATAAGACACGTGAATCTGAGCGTTCTAAGCTTGTAAGCCCTGCTACTCAGCAGGCTGTAGAGACTCGCCATGCTGAGATCATGGAAGCCATCTTCGGACAAGGTGACTTCTTTGACATTGGCGATGACGTACAAGATGTGAACGGTAACGACATTGACGTGAGCATGATTAAAGCTCAGTTGATGGAAGACTTTGCTAAGGATAAGATCCGTAAGAGTATCGACCAGATTGAACTTATGGCTGAGATCTACGGTACTGGTATCGGTGAGATCATCGTTAAAGAAGAGACAGAGTATAAACCTGCCACTCAAGCTATCCCCGGTGTTATGGGACAAGCTGCCATCGGTGTGATGGAAGGTAAGCGTACAGCCGTTAAGATCGTGCCTGTTAACCCTAAGAACTTCCTGTTTGACCCTAACGGTACGACAGTTGAAGAGTGTATGGGTGTAGCCATTGAGAAGTACGTATCCATGCACAAGGTTGTTAAGGGCATGGAAGACGGTATCTACCGTAAGGTTAACATTGGCCCTGAAGCTCCTGATGACGACTTGGAAGCTACCCAAGAATCCTCTCAGTTCCAAGACGATAAGGTTAAGTTGTTGACCTACTACGGCTTGGTTCCTCGTGAGTACTTGGAGCAGCTTGAGAACGATGGTGCAGAAGTAGTAGACTTGTTCCCTGAAGACTCCAATGCTGATGATTACGCTGACTTGGTAGAGGCTATTATCGTTATCGGTAATGATTCTCTGCTTTTGAAGGCTGAAGCTAATCCTTACATGATGAAGGATCGTCCTGTTATCTTGTATCAAGACGACACAGTGCCTAATCGCTTGTTGGGTCGTGGTACGGTTGAGAAGGCCTACAATATGCAAAAGGCTGTGGATGCTCAAATCCGTAGTCATTTGGACTCTCTGGCCCTCACAACAGCTCCTATGATCGCTATGGACGCTACCCGTCTGCCGCGTGGTGCTAAGTTTGAGGTTAAACCGGGTAAAGCTATCCTCACCAACGGTGCTCCAAGTGAGATTGTCTACCCGTTTAAGTTTGGTAGCACTGATGGCTCTAACTTGCAGACATCCAAAGAGTTCGAGCGTATGCTTTTGCAGGCTACAGGCACTCTGGACTCTCAAGGTATGGTGTCTAACGTGTCTCGTGACGCTGGTGGTGCTGGTATGTCTGCTGCTATGGCAGGTATTATTAAGCGTTATAAGCGTACTTTGACGAACTTCCAAGAGGACTTCTTGATTCCATTCATCAAGAAAGCTGCTTTCCGCTATATGCAGTTTGATCCTGATCGTTATCCAGCGGTTGATTTGAACTTTGTACCTACAGCTACTTTGGGTATCATGGCTCGTGAGTATGAACAACAGCAGTTTATCGCTTTGTTGCAGACTCTAGGCCCAGATACACCTGTGTTGCCTGTGATCTTGAAGGGTATCGTACAGAATAGCTCCTTGACTAATCGCGCTGAGATGATGGCTGCTCTGGACAAGATGTCTCAGACTAACCCTGAACAGCAACAGTTGCAAATGCAGCAACAGATGCTTGCATTGCAGACAGCTCAGGCTCAACTGGCCTTGCTGCAGGCTCAAACAGCCGATAAAGCTGCTAGCGCACAGCAAACTCAGATGGAAACAGCAATGATGCCTGAAGAGATGCGCGTTAAGGTTGTTCAAGCTGCCTCTAATAACCTAGATCAAGGCGATGATTTCGGTAAACGCTTACAGCTTGCTGATCGTATCTTGAAAGAAAAGGATATTAACCTTAAAGCAGCTGACATTGCCTCTAACGAACGTATTGCAGTGATGCAAATGCAAAATAGAGCTAATAAAGCTTAAATAAGTATTGACATTTAGTTAAAAATAATGTAGTATCTCGGTATTACATAATTTATATAGAAAGTTCTCCTTATATGGACAAAGAACTACAAAAATACTACGAGGATGCCTTCTCAATGATGTCCACCGAAGGGTGGAAGGATCTCATGGAAGACATCGCTCAAATTAAGGATACCTACGATAAGCTATCTTCTGTCACGGAAACACACCCATTAGACTTTCGTCGTGGACAGGTAGATATTTTAGAGTGGTTACTCGGCCTGAAAGGGCTGTACGAGAAGACGTACGATGAACTCACACAGGAGGCAACATGAGCCTACGTATGTTTGAGTTTGTTTGTGCTAATTCTCATCGCACTGAAGCTTTAGTTAAATCAGATACCCAAGAACACATCTGTTTGGTGTGTGGGGAAGTGAGTAAACGAGTTATCAGCGCACCATCCATGAAGTTAGAAGGTATTACAGGCTCTTTTCCAAGTGCCTATGACTCATGGAACCGTAAACGAGCTGAGAAATTAGCTCAGGAGCGGAAATCGGAAGCTTCATAAGTAGAAATACCGGAGCTATTTTAAATATTTATTTATTTTATCCTAGAACCAATGATATTGGCAGGAAAGGGACAGTATGTTAATTGACGATAACGATAATATTGAAGATGTTTCAGCTACTTCGGCGCTTAGTGAACTAGACGCAGTACAGGAACAACAGAATCAACAACAAGAGCAAGCTAAAGAGGAAGCTCCAGTAATCCCCGAGAAATACAAGGGCAAGACTACTGAAGACATTATTCGAATGCACCAAGAGGCTGAAAAGCTAATTGGTAAACAAGCTCAAGAAGTTGGTGAAGTTCGTAAACTGGCTGATGAACTAATTAAGCAAAACCTACAAAATAGCACATCTAGCGTTAATAAACAGACTGAAATAGAGCCTGAAGTAGATTTTTTTGAAGATCCACAGAAAGCAATTAAGAACACTGTAGACAAGCATCCTGACGTTCTTGCAGCGCGACAAGCAGCTCAAGAGTTTAAGAAGATGCAAATCCAGCAGAAACTAGCAGCTAATCATCCCGACTTCACCCAGATTGTGCAAGATCCAGAGTTTGCGAATTGGGTTAAAGCAAGTAACGTGCGTATGAGTTTGTATGCTAAGGCTGATGCTGAGTTTGACTACGATAGTGCAGACGAATTGTTGTCTACGTTTAAACAGTTGCGTACTGTAAAAGCTAAACAAGAAGATGAGGCTACCCAAGCTTCACGAGCTAAAGCTTTGAAATCCGTGAGTGTTGACACTGGAGGCACAGGGGAGTCTTCTAAGAAGATCTATCGACGAGCTGACCTTATTCAGCTAAAGATTCGAGATCCAGAACGTTATGAGCAGCTTCAACCTGAAATCATGGCTGCTTATGCTGAGGGACGGATCCGATAAACAAAAACATCATTTTTCTAAAATAATTTAAATTTAAAGGATATTTAAAATGGCACTCGGTACTAATCACGTAACCACCACCACCAGCGCAACGTTCATTCCAGAAGTATGGAGTGATGAAATTGTAGCTGCATATAAGAAGAGCTTGGTTGCTGCTAACTTGGTCAAGAAGATGAGCTTCAAGGGCAAGAAGGGCGACACAGTTCACATTCCAGTTCCTACACGTGGCGCTGCATCTGCTAAAGCTGCTTCGACTCAAGTTACCTTGATCGCTGCTACTGAGTCAGAGAAGACTGTGTCTATCAACAAGCACTATGAATATAGCCGTTTGATCGAAGACATCGTTGAAGCTCAAGCTTTGTCTAGCCTGCGTCAGTTCTACACTGATGATGCTGGTTACGCTTTGGGTAAGCAAGTTGACACTGACTTGATCCAGTTGGGTCGTACTTTCAACAGCGGCTCTGCTGGTGCTCGTTACAACGGTGCTTACATCGGTGGCGATGGCTCTACAGCTTTCGACTACACTGCTAACACCAACGCTGGTAATGCTTCTGCTATCACTTCTGCTGGTATCCGTCGCACTATCCAACGCCTTGATGACCAAGACGTGCCTATGGACAATCGCTTCTTTGTGATTCCTCCTTCTGTGCGTAACACCATCTTGGGCTTGGACGAGTTCACTTTGTTCAACAGCGTTGGCGAAGCTGGTACTGCTAACAGCATCCGTAACGGCATGATTGGTGACATCTATGGTGTGCCAGTGTATGTGACTACTAACGCTGACTACGCTAACAGCGCTGCTGACGGCTCTGGTACTAACATTGGTCGTGTGTGCTTGATGGGCCACAAAGACTCTATGGTGTTGGTTGAGCAACAAGGCGTCCGTTCACAAACTCAGTACAAACAAGAATACCTCGGTACTCTGTTTACTGCTGACACTTTGTACGGTGTTGCTGAGTTGCGCAACTACGGCGCTGTTGCTTTGGTTGTTCCAGCTTAATATTAGCTAGACTGAAGGGGATCCTCACAAGGGGTCTCCTTTGGTCTATCTAATAAGAGGTGAAATAAAGATGGCTAAATTTAAGTGTATCGCTAGTGGTAATATTATTGAGTTTACCTATGAGGTAGACATTAAAAGCACTCGTCGTAATAAAGCTTACGTTGAAGTGATTGAACAAGCTCCAACTGTTGTTGAAGAACAGACACCAACACCTAAGAAAGCTGGTCGCCCTGCTAAAGTAACCACAACCTCTACAGAGGAGTAATTTAGATGGCAATCTACCGAGGTGCAGGTGGAGCTGGAGATGCTACAGGGGATGCAACTAACGCTGCTGCCTTAGCTATCTCTAAAGCTAACGAGGCTGCTCAGTCAGCTACTAATGCTTCTTCTTCGGCTACTGCTGCGGCTGCAAGTGCCTCAGAAGCTGCTGACAGCGCTTCTGACGCTTCAGATAGTGCTTCTGCTGCTTCTGCGTCAGCCTCTAATGCTAGTTCTAGCGCCACAGCAGCTGCCTCTAGTGCTACTGACGCAGAGACTGCTCAAACAGCCGCTGAAGCTGCTCAAGCTGCCGCTGAAGATGCTGAATCAGGTGCTAGTACATCAGCCACTAATGCGTCAAATAGCGCCACTGCTGCTGCTACTAGCGCCACTAATGCGTCAAATAGCGCCACTGCTGCATCCACTTCAGCCTCTAATGCAAGCTCTAGTGCTTCCTCAGCGGCTACCTCGGCTACCAGCGCAGGTAACTCAGCTACTGCTGCTGCCTCCTCTGCTACCTCAGCAGCCTCTAGCGCCTCTGCCGCTGCTACGAGTGAGACTAACGCAGCCTCAAGTGCATCAAGCGCTTCTACGTCAGCTTCCACAGCTACAACTAAAGCCTCAGAGGCAAGCACTTCAGCCACTAATGCAGCCTCTTCTGAATCAGCAGCTTCTACGTCTGCTACCAACGCAGCTTCTAGTGCCTCTAGCGCATCAACAAGCGCTTCTAACGCATCTACAAGTGCTACGAATGCAGCCTCAAGTGCAACAGCTGCGGCCTCTAGCGCCACAGCAGCAGCCGCTAGTGCTGCAGCAGCAGATGCAAGTGCAGACGCAGCAGCAGCTTCAGCAGCTTCTATTGATGTATCCGGCTTCATGCAAAAGGCTAATAACCTTTCAGACGTTACATCAACAGCTACAGCACGCACCAACTTAGGCGTAGCCATCGGCACTAACGTACAGGCTTACTCGTCTGAATTACAGGCTATTGCGTCTTCTGGCAATGCGATGTTTAAGAACCGCATCATCAATGGTGCGATGATGATTGACCAGCGTAATGCGGGGGCTAGTGTTACTCCTACCACTGATGCATACAACCTAGATCGCTGGTCGAGCTCTATCTCGCAAGCAAGCAAACTTAGTTTCCAGCGCAGCACCACAGCTCCAACAGGCTTTGTCAATTCGCTTTTGTCCACCGTTGCGTCGGCTGTTGCCTCCCCTGCTGCTGGCGACTATTTTGGATACTTCCAACGTATTGAAGGCTACAACTGCGCCGATCTTGCGTGGGGAACAGCGTCTGCACAAACGATCACAGTTTCGTTCTGGGTTAGGTCAAGTGTGACGGGCACGTTTTCGGTAAACGTACACAATGTTTCAGCAGCAAGAAGTTATGTAACTACATACATAGTCAACTCTGCAAATACGTTTGAGTACAAGACTGTGACAATCCCTGGTGATACAACTGGGACATGGCCTACTGACAATTCTACTGGACTGATTCTGTTTTTCCCCCTCGGTACAGGGACAACATACGGCGGAGCAACAGCAAATACATGGAACAGTTCTCTGAAACTTGCCGCAACAGGCTCCACCAACTTGTTGGCAACAGCTGGAGCCACCTTCTACATCACAGGCGTTCAACTAGAAAAAGGCAGCACAGCCACATCGTTTGACTACCGCCCGTATGGTACTGAGTTGGCTTTGTGTCAGCGGTATTATGAAAACAAAGCATTTGGTATGACTGTGAATGGAACAACGCAGTTGTCTGGCTCAATGCACTACGCAGTGCATAAACGAGCAGTCCCCACCATCACACGACTATCCAATTACAACAGTAGCGGCGAGGCTGGCACAGCTGTGTCTATTAATAACAGCGTTGCTGAATCGCATTGGTATAATAGTGGGAATGCTATTGGCGGTGTTTTCACCATTTCTGCGGAGCTATAAATGTACAAACTCTTATCCCGTGGCGACTCTGTGCTTCGCGTTGCAGACAACGCCTTCATCCCATTCGACCCCGCCAACACAGACTACCAAGCCTATTTGAAATGGGTCGCTGAAGGTAATACTCCAGCTCCGGCTGAAGAAGGTAACGAGCAATGAGTGAACATGCAGCAACAGAAACGGGGATAGCTCTGGTAACTAAATCAGCACCTCCAGTTACAGTTAGTTTAGCTACTGTGGCTGGTTATCAAGTATCTGAGTTAGTCCTATGGGCTACCTTGATATATACAGCCTTGATGATTGGACATAAAGTGTACCAAATCTATAAAGATATCAGTGAATCCCTTGACAAAAGCAACTAAATAGTGTAGGATATAAGTATTATTATGGCAACAAAGAAACAAAGCGCTAAAGTAGGTAAAGTTATGGGTGAGTTCAAAGAAGGGACTCTCCATAACGGTAAAGGTGGCCCTGTGGTTAAGAACCGTAAACAGGCTGTCGCAATCGCCCTCAGCGAAGCTAATATGCCCATGCGTGGTCAACGTACAGCTAAGAACCGATCTAAGAAGACAAAATGAGCACACCTTCTAGGCCAGTAACTGTAGGTCTTAACCTTACAGCAGGGACTTTGACTACTGTTTACACAGTCCCTACAGGTTATTATGCTAAGTGGAATTTGATGTATTTATTTAATAATTCAGGATCTACAAAGAGTATTACAGCTTATTGGCATGACGCTAGTGCTAATACAGACATTTACGTTATGGATAGCGGTGTAAGCTCTAAGACCTACGTACGTATGGATGGTGGGGCTTACGTTGTCATGGAAGAAGGTGACAAGGTAATGATGACAAGTGAAGCAGGTAGCTCGTTTAGCACTATCTGTACCTTTGAACTATTTAAGAATAAACAATAGTAGGAACTTATGGCTACTTATTTAGAAACTGTTAACGAGGTACTGCGTAGGTTGCGAGAGCCTACGGTGAGCAGTGTTAACGAGACTCCTTATGCTGCTATGCTTGGTGTCTTTGTTAATGATGCTAAACGTGAAGTAGAGGATGCTCACGATTGGAATGCCCTGTCTGATACTTTGACAGCTAATACTGTCTCTGGCCTCTTTAACTACGTCCTTACTAACTCCGGTACTCGCTTCCGTGTTATTGATGTATTGAACGATACAGATAATGTTGAAGTACGTTACGCACCTACTAAATGGATGAACAAACAGTTCCTCTTGGCTAATAACCAAAGTGGTTCTCCTATGTACTATAACTTCAACGGTGTTGACGATAACGGAGACACACAGGTTGATGTATTTCCTATTCCTGATGGTGCTTACACTCTCCGTTTTAACCTGATTGTTCCTCAAGGTACTTTGACACAGGACGGTACACGTATCTTGGTTCCTAGTCATTTAGTGTCCATGTTGGCCTATGCTAAAGCTATTGCTGAGCGTGGTGAAGACGGAGGTAACTTGTCATCTGAGGCTTATGCCTTGTATAAGAATGCTCTTGCTAACGAGGTTGCCATTGAGCGTAATCGTTATGATGAAGAGATGAACTGGACTGCACCTTAATGTCAGAACAGATTGTAGGCTCCTCTCTAGCTGCTCCGGGTTTCCTCGGGTTAAACACTCAGGATGCTTTGGTGTCCCTTGAGTCAGGCTTTGCCTCTCGTGCTTCTAACTGTGTTATCGACAAGTTTGGACGTATTGGTGCTCGTAAAGGCTGGTCACGTCAGCACACAGCTAATACAGACTTAGGCACTAACGACATCACAGCTATCGGTGAATTGATCGCTAATGATGGTACGTCTTATACGCTTGCTACAGGTAACGGTAAACTTTTTAAGCTCTCAGGCGGTACGCTAACTACCTTGACTTATGGAGGTGGCGGTACAGCCCCTACTATCTCAGCGAATAACTGGCAGATGGTTCCTTTGAATGGAGTTATGTACTTTTATCAGCTTGGTTACGATCCTCTGGTGTTTGACCCTGCTGTATCTACGACTACCTTCCGTCGAGTATCTGAAAAGACAGGCTACACAGGTACAGTAGCTCAGAATAATTGTGCTATTAGTGCTTATGGTCGTATCTGGACTGCTAATAACGCAGCTGACAAACATACAGTACAGTTTAGTGATCTTCTTGCTGGACATATTGTAAGCACAGGCTCTAGCGGTTATTTAGACGTATCTGAAGTATGGCCTGCTGGCTCAGATGAAATTGTTGCTCTAGCTGCGCATAACGGCTTCTTGTACATCTTTGGTCGTCGTCAGATCTTGGTATATCAAGGTGCTACAGATCCTTCAACCATGTCATTGGCTGATGCTATTAGTGGTGTAGGTTGTTCGGCAAGGGATAGTGTTGTCGTAGCTGGTAAAGACATCTTATTCTTGTCTGACTCAGGTGTGCGCTCTATTGCTCGTACTATCCAAGAGAAGTCAGCTCCTTTCATGGATGTCAGTGCTAACGTCCGTGATGACTTGGTAGCTGATTTAGGCCAAGAAGATGAGGAACTAATTAAGGCTGTATACTCAGATAAGTATGCTTTCTACTTGATTTCTTTCCCAAGTTCTGATACTATCTACTGCTTTGATACTCGTAGAGCGTTAGACAACGGTGCTTTAAGAGCCACTACTTGGAACCTCTCATTATCCGCCTTGTTCTCTAATCGAGATAAACAACTCTTGATTGGAGTCCCCGGATACATTGGTGCTTATGGTGGTAACTTAGACCACAATGTTAGCTATCGCTTTGAGTACTTCACTAACTTCTTTGACTTAGGTACTCCAAGTCAGATCAAGATCTTGAAGAAGGTAGGTTTTACTATTGTTGGCGGTTCAGGGGCTGGTATTGTTCTTAAATACGCCTTTGACTACGTAAACAACTATTCTGCTAGAACACTTGAATTAGCCACCGAAGAAGTGGCTGAGTTTGGTACAGCTGAATACGGTATCGCTGAATACACTGCTGGTATTGTCTTTGATAATCAGAAGGTACAGGTAGGCGGTAGCGGTAATGTTATCCAAGTAGGCTTGGAAGCAGATATTAACAATTTTGACATCAGCGTACAGAAGCTAGATGTGTTTTGCAAATTGGGAAGGACAAGATAATTATGGCGAACTACGTCAAAACCACAGACTTTGCAGCTAAGGATGCACTGACTACTGGTAATCCATCTAAGATTGTTAAAGGCACTGAGATTGACAGTGAATTGACAGCTATTCAAACTGCTGTAGCTACTAAGGCTGACTTGGCTAGTCCTACGTTCACAGGTACTCCTCTGACGACTACAGCTGCCTACTCGGTGGATAACACTCAAATTGCTTCCACGGCCTTCGTACACTCTGTTATCCCAACAGGTATTATTACTATGTGGAGCGGCACTATCGCTACTATCCCACTTGGTTGGGCTTTGTGTGACGGTAATAACGACACTCCTGACTTGCGTGATAAGTTTATCATTGGCGCTACAGCTGATAGCTCAGGTGCTAAGACTAACGTAACAGGTAGCTACACTCAGACAGGCGGCTCTAAGGATGCTATTGTTGTGTCTCACACTCACACAGCAACTGTCACAGACCCCGGACATACTCACGTACAGAGAACCTATAATCTGTATAACAGCGGAGGCTCAGTACCAGCAGGCGCAAACACCCCCCCTGTAGAGACTACTACGAACTATACAACACAGTCGAACACTACAGGAATCACTGTTGCTAACAGCACTACGGGCTCTAGCGGCACTAACGCTAACTTGCCTCCATACTATGCTCTTGCATTCATTATGAAGACTGCTTAATAAATATGATTCTTGCAGATATTAACCAATTTAATAAAGACTATACACATCATCATTTTTCTGATGGTTTGTATGCTAAAGAGATCCATGTTCCTGAAGGTATGATGGTTGTACAACATAAACATACTTTTAGTCACCTATCTGTATTGGCTAAAGGTAAGGTGGTAATTGTTGTAGATGGTGAGGATCCTAAAGTTATTGAAGCACCTGCTTGTTTAGATATTAAGGCTGATACTAATCATGGTATTAAAGCTTTGACAGATGTTGTTTGGTTTTGTATTCATGCTACTGATGAGAAAGATTCCTCTAAGGTAGACGAAGTTATTATTAAGAAGGAATAAGATATATGTCACTAACAGCAGCTCTTGTCGCAGGAGGAGGCGCTCTTCTTGGTGGGGTGTTATCAGGTAACGCAGCTAAAGACGCAGCACGTACGTCAGCAAATGCTCAACTACAGTCAGCCCAGATTGCGGCAGATGCAGCTAAGTTCCGCCCTGTAGGGATGACCAACACATTTGGTACATCTAAGTTTGGCTTTGATGACCAAGGTTACTTGAACGAGGCTAGTTATACCCTGTCTCCTCAGCTTAAAGGTTACCAAGACTTCTTAGCTGGTCAAGGCGCTCAATCACAACAAGACGTACAAGGCCTGTTGAGCCTAGGTCGTGGTTACCTTGCACAATCTCCTGAGCAAGTACGTACTGACTACATTGCACGTCAGAATGCTTTGTTGGCCCCTCAGAATGAACAAGCTTATGCTCAGCTTCAGAATCGTCTGTTTAACACAGGCCGTGGTGGTTTAGCTACAGGGGCTACTACAGCTGGCGGCATGGGCGCTACTAACCCTGAATTGGCTGCTTACTACAACTCCTTGGCTCAACAACAGGCTCAGTTGGCAGCAGGCGCAGAACAAGCAGCTCAACAGCAAGTGGCCTTTGGTCAAGGTTTGTTGTCTTCTGCTTATAGCCCATTGCAGTCTAATATTGGCTTGCAAGGCACTATTGAACAACTTGGTCAAGACCCTCTTACATTGGGGGCTAACTTGGGGGGTCGTACAATGCAAGGTGGTGGTACAGCTGCTCAAGCGTTGATGCAGGGTGGTACTAACGCTGATAGAACTTTGCAGGCTGCTAATGCTTACTCTCCTTTGGGTAGTGCTCTTTCAGGTTTTGCACAGAATCCTCAAGCTACCAATGCTTTAGGAAGCTGGATCACAGGTACTAATACTTTTAAATCTCAAGCAACTCCTCAGCTATCTAATCAAGTATCTTCTTTAGGCAGTAGTACTTCTAATCCTTGGAGCGATTATAATACTGGTGCTAACGGTTGGGGCAACTACGGAGAATAAGAGATGGCTACACAAGATTCTATTATGGGGCTATTCGCCTCTCCTGAAATGTATCAACAACAGCGAGATCAAGCTGCACTGGCTAGTTTCGCTAAGCAAGCTGAGATGGATCCTCTGCAACGTGCTGCTCTGGGCACTATGTATGGCGGTTATCAACTAGGTAATGCCTTGGCAGGTGCTCTTGGTGGTCAAGACCCTCAGTTGCAGATGGCTTCTCTTCGTCAGTCTGTATTGAAAGGTGTTAATCAAGCTGATGCTAAATCACTGGCTGAGGCTGCTCAAAAGCTTTCCGCTGCTGGCGACATTCAAGGCGCTAACGCATTAGCTCAGCAGGCTGTAGGCATCCAAGCGAAGATTGATGAAAAACAAGCGGCTCGTGAGCAAGCTTTGACATTAGGTCGTGAGCGTATTGAAGCTCAGCAGTCTATTGCTCAGCAGGCAAATGAAACACGTGTTATGTTGGCTCAATTAGCTGCTCAGCAAAAGAGTGCAACAAGCGATCTTCAACGTGAACTATTGCAAGGCAAGATTGACGCTTTAAATGAAAAGAAACAAGGTTTAGAAGAAGCACGACAAACTAAACTACAAAACTCAGTCGATGTGGCTGATAATGCCCTGCAACTCGTTAAAGAAGCTAAAGGCTTGACCACAGGTCTTTCTACTGGTATCACTGGTGCTGTTAGTGGGACTGTTCCCGGCACTAAGGCATACGTACTTCAGTCTAAGATTGACACAATTAAAGCACAGCTTGGTTTTGGACAGTTGCAGGCAATGCGTGATGCCTCTCCAACAGGCGGGGCTTTGGGTCAAGTTTCTAATCAGGAAATTAAATATCTCCAAGCCGCTATTGCTAACCTTGATCGTGGTCTGCCTCCTGATGAGTTGAAGAAGAACTTAGATAATATTGAGAAACATTATACAAGGTGGCGTGAAGCCTCTCTTGGTAAAATGAAGGAAAAAGCTCCAACAGATAAACCATCAACACCTTCTAATGCCCCTGCTGTCGGTACAGTTCAAAACGGATACCGTTATAATGGAGGCAATCCAGCAGATCCTAAATCTTGGAGCAAAGTATAATGGCAGGCCCTTGGGAACAATATCAGCAAAACCAAGCCTCTGAAGGGCCTTGGACTCAATATGCAACTACAGCTCCAGAGGAAGTTGTTAGGGGTCGTCCTACAATGGAAAATGATCCTCGACTGCTGACAAACCCTCAACTCTCTACAGGACAGAAAGTATATCAAGCTGTTAGACCATATGCAGTTCCTACTGTTGAGGCTTTAGGCTCAGCTGCTGGTGCTGTGTTAGGTGTTCCAGCAGGCCCTTTAGGTGTGGTTGGAGGAGCTGGATTAGGTTACGGCATTAGTAAGGAACTTATCCGAGGTGCGGATGTACTGGCTGGTGTAGAAAAACCACGAGAAGGCGCTGCCCAAGTTGTAGAACCTTTGCAGAATATTCTTGAAGGAGCTACCTTTGAAGCTGGTGGTCGAGTAGCTGCGCCAATTATTGCTAAAGGTATTGGCAAAGTGGCGGATGTTTTGTCGCCTGCTGTTACCTCTGGACAGCTCAAAGCAGGTCAACTTGCACGTGAATCTCTAGGTAAAGACCTGCCAGCTGTATTGAATAAACTTAAAAATGCTTCTCCAGATCAGAGCGTGGCTGAAATTACAGCTTCCTTTGAGAATCCTACATGGCAGGCATTGATTAGCGATGTTTTGGAACGAGATCCTCAGTTTGTTCGTAAGATTCGTTTAGCTAGTGAAGATGATTCTCTGAAAGCTTTGGCTAATCTTGCAGGTGGTAATAATGCAGCAGAGACTCGACGTATTGCAGAGAACGCAAAGAACGCTTTAAACACTATTACAAGCCCATCACGAGAAGCAGCGTTAAACCGTGCTAACCTTGGAAAAGCAGTAGCAGACTATGAAGCTACCGCTGGTCGTTTGTCTAGTGAAGCTGCTACTGAAGTCCAGAAAGTACGTGATTTGATTAAGGCAGGTGACCTTGCTCAGGCTTCAGCTCGTCTTGATTTAATTAAACGAGGCCTTCCAGTAGGTTTTACAAAATATACCTATAAGAATGAGCTAGCTGAGAAAGCTTTTAATGAGTGGTCGGATAAGGCTGCACAGGTCTCTCTTGATTTAGGTCAGGGTGCTCGTTTTGCTCAAAGTGCTGCTGATGCTATGCGTAATGTTGGTATTAAACCTCTCGAAGGTAATAAGCTTGCCAGAAGCGTATTAAGCATTACAAACAATCCTTCATTTGCGGGTAACGATGTTCTTATCGGTGCTGTGCAGAACGTAGCAGACGATATTGCTAAATGGACAAGCAGTGGTGGTGTTATTGACGCACGAGCATTAGACGCTATTCGTAAGAACTCTGTTAACGCAGCTGTTGAACGTCTTCGTCCCGGCATGGATGCAACCTCTCAGCGTAACTTGGCAGCTGGTGTATTGACAGACATTAAACCTGTCCTAATAAACGCTATTGAAGACGCAGGTGGTACAGGATATGCAAAATATCTTGAAGACTACTCTAAGGGTATGCAAAAGATTGCAGAACGTAAGTTGTCTGCTCAAGCCCTACGTCTGTGGAAAACAAATCCAGATGAGTTTGTAAAGCTTGTCACAAACGAGACTCCAGAGGCTGTTGAAAAGATTCTTGGATCAGGTCGTTATAACATTGGAACAGAACTTGCTGAGCAAACTCTTTCTACGTTGAACCAACAAGCTCAGAAGCGATTAACACAGATTTCAGTATCTTCACAAGCATCTGAAGGCCAGAAAGCCTTGTCTGAGTTGATTAAACAACAGACTTCTGTCTTTAGACTTCCGTCCTTCTTGAGCTTCTGGGCTTCAGCAGGTAACAAAGCTCTGTCTGAGTTTGAGAAAGCAGTGGGTAAAGATACTGTAGATACTCTGACACAAGCAATGAAGAACCCACGAAGTGCTACCAACATCCTTGAGACTCTTCCTGCTGTAGAACGTAACAAGGTTTTAAATCTGCTTGCAGATCCTACTAAGTGGAGTAGCAAGGGTGGAGCTGCCGGTAGTGCTGCCTTGCGTGAAACAGCTAAGGCAATGCTAGCAGAAGAGTAAATATGCCTCTAATCCTCCTTGCTGGTGCTCTCAAGGCTGTTGAGGCTATCCAGCAGGGATGTGAGCTGTATAAGGAATATAAAGGTACTGTCCTTAAAGCTAAGGCTACCTTTGATGAAGTTAAAGGGA